CTATATCTCCGTTGCCTTTTGTTGCGTTGGTGTTGCATTGCAACGCTTTTTGGTTCTCTCGATGCTTACGAGACCTACGGGTGCTTGCTGTTTCGCTTCCTACCATTTCCGGAACTTGCTCTAAATTAAACTGGTAATTATCTGATGTAGTCAATAATTTTTTCTTTGTTAAGAACATCAGTGTTAATCTGATCGCTTCTTGGTCTTCATCTATTAAGAGAGAAAGTTCTTCAGCTAGATCCTCTGCTAATCCCTCGAAATATAGTTTCCCTTGCTCTGCTAGACTTGCCAGCATCATTTTTAGGTAGATGATTGTGATTTCTTCTCCACCTGGAAGCTTTCTCATGAGCTTCATTTCTTTGGAATTAAAGAAGTCATCTTTTAGTTGTAACCAGTAATATCTACGATTCTCAGTTACCATTAATCAAGCCTCCTTATTTGAAAATTTCGCATACTCCTTGTGAAAGAATAGTTTGACTGTCCCTAAACTGCCATGTCTATTTTTTTCAAGGATCAATTCTGTAACATTATCAGGTTCTTCCTGTTCTTCACGATTGTAATAGGCTTCTCGGTAGAGAAATGCTACTATGTCAGCATCTTGCTCAATAGATCCTGACTCTCTCAAATCTGAGAGCACAGGCCTTTTGTCGTTACGTTGTTCAACCCCACGAGATAGCTGGCTCAATGCAATTACCGGAACTTTCAATTCCTTTGCTAAAATCTTCAACTGTCTGGATATTTCAGACACTTCCTGTTGCCGATTTTCTCGACCTCTACCAGAAATTAGTTGAAGATAGTCAATTACAATCAATCCAAGGCCACCAGTCTCTTGAGACAAGCGCTTGGCTCTGGATCGAATCTCAGCGATTTGAATTCCTGCCGTATCATCGATATAGATTTTCCCTTTTGCAAGTTGTTCCTGCGCAAGGATCATTCTGCGCCATTCACTTTCCGACAAGTTTCCCGTTCTTACATGGTATGACGGAATCAAGCCTTCTGCTGAGAGCATACGCTCTACAAGACTTTCAGCCCCCATCTCAAGAGAGAAAATTGCTACTGGCTTTCCAGCTCTTATTGCCACATTTTGAGCGATGTTTAGAGCGAAAGCTGTTTTTCCCATTGCTGGCCGTGCTGCAAGGATAATCAGATTGTCAGTATGTAGACCAGTCGTGATATTATCAAAATCTGTAAAGCCTGTTGGTGTTCCTGTTACATCACCAACACGTTGTGAGCGCTCGTCAATAATTGACTGCGTGGAATCAATGACATCAATAATTGGACGGAAGCCAGTCTGCTTGTCATTTGCTATGTTTGACAAAGCTTGTTCAGTCTGGACAAGTATGTCATTTAGGTCTGATTGACCATCATATACATTGGCTATCGTTTGATTGAGATCTTCAATAACCTTTCGTGCTCTCGCTTTTTCTGCCACAACCTTGGCATAATGCTCGATGTGAGCACTGGTTGGTACAGCATTGATAAGACTAGCGAGAAATGCCATCCCTCCAATTCGGTCAAATTCTCCTATTGAATCAAGAGCTGATTTAACTGATACAGGGTCGATAGGTTCTCCCTTGTCCGACAAATCTTCCATGATTCCAAAGACGATGCCATGTGATAGTTTGTAAAAACTTTCTTTTGTGAGGTACTCTGAAGCAATTAGGATTTTATCTGGATCGACAAATATTGATCCAATTACAGCTTGTTCAGCAAGAATATCATGAGGCAGGATTGTGTTGTTTTCTGCCATAAATTGCTCCTATCTACGATATTCAAAACGCATTGCTTCTCGTGCTTCTTGGATGCGTTGCTGTTCACTGATCATCTTCTTTAGTTCTCGTTTTGCTTCCTTGCATCGCTCACTAATTGAGCTGATGATGATCATTTGAAATAGGACCACGATGATTAATACTCCGACTAAAATTTCCGCTAACATGTTAATTCCTCCAATATTTTTCTAAGTCAACAGCCATGATCGCTGCTAGGTTCTTTTGTTCTGTCAAAATTTGGCGCTTGTAAGGGGCCAATCCTTCTTCTCGTTCTTCTTGTGTTTTCGGTATGTAATATCCGTTTGGTTTTTGTTTTTTTGCGACAATCGGATGTCCGAAATTCACTCGCAAGCTTTCAATAATATTTTCGAGTGTTCTCTTATCATAATTGAACACATCTCGGATTGAACTTGCTTCGATTGGCAGTTCGTGAGTTGCCTTATTTTTAATATAGTTTAGGACACTTGCCTCTGCGGTTGTCATGTCACGAGATATTGTCATGTATACCTCCATTGTGTTATAATTTAATTAGTTAATTTGGAAAGCGCCTGATTTTTTCGGGTGCTTTTTTACTTTTGCATTGATCTGCAAAACCGTTGCACATCTTCTAGATTGTAGAGATATTTCCCACCTTTTCCAGATTGTTGGTATTGAAATTTCCCTTGATCTCTCCACTCTTCTAACTTGGTCCTACCCCAACCAGTCTCTTCTTGAAGTTTCTTGATTGGAACCCAAGTGGTATGTCTGGATGATTTCCGTTTAGCTTCATTCAATGCTTTTAGATTTAGTTCAACCAGTTCCTCAAAAAGTTTTTCTTTAAATTCTGGTCCGAATAGTTCTAACACCATTTTTAAACACCTCTTTCATTTCTTACTCGTTTAAATCAACCCATGTCTCATCAATGCCTAAGACATCGCAGACTCGATTTTTGAGCTTGTCACTACCCTTACCGTATTTCAACAATTCTGAAATGGTGGGCTTCTTCACTCCGCAAGCACGAGCGAGATGCGTTTGTGTCATTCCTTCTGAACCCAATTTTTCTTTAACCAATTGAATCCATTTTTGATGTTGTTGGCTCATCTTTGATCCTCCTTTTTTAAAATTATTTAAAAAGTTAGCGAATTTCTTGACAATGATAAATAAATTTATTAAAATCAAAGCATAGAGAAAAGACCTACTAAAAGTAAGTTTTACCTAGATTAAACGGACGCCAATCAGTTTTTTAGGTTTATTTTTTTTAGTTGTCTTATTCGCTAACTCTTTAGCTTACGAATAATATTTTAATAAATTTATTACTAATTGTCAACAGTTTTGTAGTAAATTTATTAAATATTTTTTGTCATGCCTTAGAAAGGTTGATAAATCAATGTTTTTCACGTTTGAAAAAATTAAAGAATTGGCTGACAAGCAAGGTATTTCGCTAAATATGCTCGAAGAAAATTTAGGTTTTAGCAGAAATACAATTTATAATATGAAAAAATCCACTCCGAATGTTGAGAGGGTTTCAAAAATTGCTGACTATTTCAATGTGTCCACCGACTACCTCTTGGGACGCACGGAAAATCCTAATATTGCAAAAGATGGTGATGCTTCTGCGCCATTAGACCTCAGAGATATTGCTGCACAATCAATGTTGTTCGATGGTAAACCACTTACAGAGGAAGATATTGATTTTATTACAGCAGTTTTGGAGGCACATTTAAAAAATAAATAGAGGTGCGTTTATGACTGTAAAAGAGCTTTGCGCCCAGGAGGGTGTGAACCTATGCTACTTTGACGGAAGCGACTGGCATAGTCCTGGATTCTTTAATCCTGCATTAAACATATTAGCACTTGATATTAATCTATCAATGGAAGATCAAAAGCAAGTTGCTTTACACGAATTAGGACACAAAGAACATACTCCTGCTCAATATGAGTTAAACAGGGAACACTGTGAACTACAAGCCGATAGAAGTATGATCCACCATTTGCTGGAAGAAGAGTTGCAATTAATGGAAGATGCCAGAGATTTTAACTACATAAAATTTATGGAAAAGTACAATCTAAAAACTATTGCTAATGAGACCATGGTTATTGATGAGTATAAAGCTTTAATTAGT